AGATATATTGCTAGTAACAACGCAAATAAATGGGCTTTTATTGAATTTGCTCTTAATTGAAGATACTGTTATCTCAACTAGTTTTGGGTTGTTTTCTGGAACAATAATAATGAATCCATAATTCAAATCTTTTGGCTCATTCATTTGAAATTCTCATGAAAGTGAAATGTCAAAATCTATTCTTATTATATCATTACTTGTTAGTGCAATATCAAGAGCAAAAGATCCATTAGCATAATCTGGAGTAAATTTATTTTGAACCCAAGGATCGGTTGGATCACTAGTAGGAACATAAACTGAAGCACTATCATTTATACTAATTCCATTGATGTACACTCTTAAGCTTCCTTCAATGTACGGAGTGCTTATTGCAGTTACTGTATAATCAATATAATTTGATGTTATTGGCTCAACATTATAATAATGATTGTGAAAATAAGTTGTTCCAATGCCTAATATTGGCTTCAATACATATGGCATGGTAGGTCCAGAAGGACCAGTTATTTCCCAATAAATATTGTCAGATGCTTCAAAAGATATAGTTCCTTCTGGAATTGTTATGGTACTGCTAGGAGTTACTACTTGAAAATCAATATCTGTCGCCTCTTCAGCGATTAAATTCAACTTAGATCTTTCTACATCTAACATTCTGACATAAGAAACTGGATTTACAACACTCGAAAATCCAAGCGTTGTGTTGATATAACTCAATGTTCCAAAATCTTCTGATTTTGATCCATCTGTATGTTCTGCTATATTGTGAAGAGACTCATCAACCGCAGATGGTCTTAAATCTCCATTTTCATCAATTGATTGATCTATTCTATTTGCTATATTTCCTTGAGTTCCAGCACCACTACGAATAATATTCGAAACATTTTCCAATTCATTGTTTATAAGAACATCTCTTTCTGCCAATTGTTTAATTGGAATGTTATCATATGTATAATGATATGGGTTCTGAGCAGAGTATTCTGGTGTTGGGAGTCTTGATAGATCAACCATGTTTATCCTTTGTTCTTATATATGACTTTTTTTATTGTTTTTCTTACCGACAATTTTCCATTGTTTTGGGAAAGAATTTACAATGTAATATTTACTGTTGTTTTTTTATATTTTTCTTCTTCTTGCTTTTTTTTATCCAACCAATAATTCATTTTAAACCACCAAGATCATATAAATTTAAATCTAAAAATTTCTTCCACAATTTAATATCTGTTTTATTTTTTGATTTTTGCAAATCAGACCAAGCGAGAATTTTTTGCCACTCATCTCCATAGTTTCCCAATATCTCTTCGTCTTTATGAACATCTTTTAAAAATTCATAAGCAACTTCATAATTTCCAAGATAAGTTATTTGAACATTACGCTTTGATTCATCCGCTATATGATTCACAATTCCAGAATATCCAAGTGGTATAATAAAAAAATTACCACAATCAACTTCTCCATTGGGTAACGATATCAAACTTGCTGCAAATTTATAAGAATTTGAAAATGTCGTGCATAAATCTGCAGGACTATCCTTTTCAACAAGAATTCCTTTAATCATCAATCTATCATTTTCAAGTATTTTTGTTCTGGCAAATAAACCTTTTCCAGCACCAGAAATAGTTGACTCTTTGATGTAGAATCGATCATCCATTTCATGGAATGTTAGTGGAGAAGTCATTTAAATACTTCCTTTTTCAATAATTAAAAGAAATTCTTCGAGAGTTATGTTTCTGCCACAAAAATCAGAAAAACATTCTAAAAAATGATTTATTATAGACATGATGATTGATTCTTTCATATCTGGTTTTTGATCAATCATTTTTTTTGCACGATTGATGGACTCTTTGTCAAGACCCCAATCAAAAACTTCATTGTCTAATACTAACATCTTTACATCTTTTTTAAGATCTTGACATTTTATATCCAAAATTACAATATTTCTTGCCATATTTTAACCAATCTTTATACAAATGATAAACGCCAATTGAAAGTTATTTGCATGGAGGAGGTTTTATTTAAATCTGCAAATGTTACCATGCTATATAAATCGCCATTTGACATTTGAAGTGCCATTTCATTGAGAGCGTATCCATTAGCATCATCAAATGTTAACACAGATGTGAAAACAACTTGACTTGGAATATTTGGATCAATTTGACTAATGACTGGCTTGCTCGCTCTGGTAATACCAAATAAACCAGTTCTTTGAGTATCAACATACTTAAGAGTTCCGCCACTGGTTCCTCCATCACCAAAAAGCATACGATTTATGAAATAATCATAAGTGCTTCCGATACTATTGGCTAGACTTTTGGCTAAGGCTTCTCTGCCCTTACGCAAAATAGTATTTTTTATTTCGGATACTTCTTTGCTACCATCTTTATATTCGATGATTCTTTCTACCACGCCAACTACGGTCATTGCTTCATGTTGATTTGTCATAATTCGCCTTTCTTCGTATTTCCATCTTGGTAATCTATTATAAATTCAATCTTTTCATTTTGCTTCAAAGATTCAACAAAATTATCTTTTGGTTGATCTTCTGGTTGATCTTTTGATGCAATAGACATTATTGGATTGATGTTTTCTGAATTTCCTGTCATTTCACTGCCTCGCCTATCAATTCTGTTAAATGTAACTTCTGGCAAATCAAACTGTTGTCCTGCTATAGTTACATTTTGTGTTTTGGTGTATCTATAAATGGTGTAACTTTCTGAAGTACCACCAGAAGAGAAAGTCTTCCAATACCTGTCTGAACCTTCGAGAGTTATTGTAGTATTTCCCGATGGATTGTTGCCATCAATTTCTTGTATAAAATATAAATCTCCATCAATTTCAATCAAATAATTCTCTTTGAAATAATCATTCTCCAATGGAGTTGATATCAAATTATTGGCTCCATTAACAATACCAAGCGAAGATTCTAAATCGCCAACTATTTGAATTTTAAAACCTTTATGACTCATATAGCCAATCTTATTGTCAACTAATCTTTGGAATATTTCAAGACTTGTTCCAATAACATCGCCATTTGTATAATTTTCAATGTAAAATTGATCGACAGTTCCATCAACAAAACCACTAATCCTATATTCAACACCAGAAATCTTTTGATAAAACCCAACACTGTAAATATTTCGAACATCATGAAAATCAGAATTTAAAACTTCAGTTCTTCCTCTTGCAGTAACTATAATGCTGCCACTTGTAGATGTGAATAATAAATTGTCATCTTTATCGTATGCCTCATAAGAAACAGAACTTACAGATGTTGGCGGAAGTGTTCCATCATCTTGTAATAATAATATTTTATTAGGCAGAATGTTTAAGATATCATAAGCTGTTGCTGAATATGCAATAATTTTAATTTTCCACGAACCAGACGAATATCCTTCAGTAACATCCCAAAGAGATTTAAATTCAGCAAAATCTTTACTGCTATCTGAAAAAGAAAAGATATTATCTTGATATATGTTTATACTACTTGTTGAGTCAATTGGATTTGAAATCCTAAATGAAAATGCTCTTGAATCAAGTCCTAATAAAGAACCAGCAAATACGGAATTGGTTTCATCCAATGGTTCTGATACTGTATTTACTTCAATTGTATTTGCAACAGGATTTTGAATTGTATACTCACCAGCTAAAGTACCACCCAAAACCTTTAAAATTCCTGTTCCATTTAAAACTACGCCAATTTGTTTAAAATTAACTTCACCAGAAAATAAAACTACACTATCGTTATAGGCAATACCAGATCCAGAATTTACAATAGTAGAACTAGCTAGTGCATTTCTCAATACGGCAGATGTAGTAAGACCGTTTTTCATGCCCCTATTAAACCACATTTGTGCATTTCCAGAAATGATAAAGTTGCTTTGCTTGTAAGTCATAAGAGCCTCAATTTCTTCAATTGGTGGCATTATGACTTCTTCAAAACCTCCATAAATATTCATTACATGTAAAATTGCATGAAAAGGTAAAGATTCACTGAGAACTTCATAAGCCTCAACAATCCTATCATCACTTAAATTTTTGATTTCTAAATCTATGTTATATTTGCTGCTCAAACTACTAAAGCACGGATCGATGAAATTCTTGTCAATATCGCATGGATCATTTGAATTTCTAATCGATCCATTGTATTCATCCATGTTATAAATGTTTTCTGAAAATGGAAATTCTGTTTTTACTTTCCCGAATATAACATTGTCATGGAATGGATTTTTTGTCGGAATAATAACATCAAACAAAGGATCTGTTTCTTCAATCAATCTTACATTCCAATTTTTTAATGGGTACTCTTGATCTCTTTCATCTCTGGTGTCAGAAAGCGATAAAGTTCTTACATAATCTTCTATCGATTGTTCGGAAGGACTATTGATCTCATTATATTTATATACTAATCTGATCGAATCGCCTTCTTCTAATGTTATTGGATTTACCGAAAGAGTATCACCAATCCATTCTATAGTTGAAATACCATCTATATTTCCAAATTCAATATAATCTGATGTTAACAAATCCCATGTGTCACTATCAGAATAACGAATATATAATTCAAAATTATTTAAATCTAATGACAATGCTGTTTTTTCTAATACAAAAGTATTTAAATTTCCGTCATAAGTAAACACTTCTTGCCAAGTATAATCGCTAATTACTTGCCACAATCTTGTATACTTTATAAATTTAATTCCAGATTGATCCAAGGATTCTATTAGACCACTTATGGTTCCTTTCTTCTTGAAGATTGGCATCGCTCTCTTTATTTGTCTTCTCCACAAATAAGGATCATTTGATTTAAGCTTCAAGCTGAAAAGATTTGATAGAAATGGCAATAATTTTTCATTCACTACATTTGCATCAAATAAATCAATAATTTGATTCGCATAATCTTCAATAATGGTAAATCCATCGGCAGTAGCTAAATTCAATTTGTTTATAACATCTGGAGTTCTATCAAATTCACTAAATCTTATTTTGAATATTTCTGGAGTATATCTTTCAAATAAAGTCGCATATTTTTCTGGAACAGTAAAATGCGATGGAACTGCTGTGGCTCTTGTATCGCCTAATAAATTAAATTTCTGATGACTTGATTTTGTTGTTCCGGCAATTACAGAAGTCCAAGTAAAACAAATGAAATAATCGCCTTCACGATATCCTTGAGCATCCCAAATATATTGAAAATTACCATATAAAGTATTTCCATTTGCGTCTGTAGACACTTTTGTAATTAATGCATTATCTTGGTCTGTAGATAGCCAAGCTGGAAATTCTGGATTGCCAAGAGTGAATACTGGTGTTGCATCTTTGTAATAAAATTTTTGTTGCGTAATACTTGATTCGAGATTGACTCTATTCTTTCTGGCTTTAAATATGTTTTCTTCAGTTGGATAATCACAAGCTAATTTCTCAGATTCTAATGTTGTTTGTAGTTTTTCTTTATCATAAATTTCTTGAGTATATTCATTGACGGTTGGATCAATAAAACTTCTTT